TTTCTGCGTGAGTCATCTGCTCTGCTGGTTTCATACCTTACCCCCAAAGAAAGCCGTCATCAGCGGGTCAACCTTGACCTTGTGGCGGCGTGTTTTTTTCTTGACGTTTTCTAGGTCGCGCTCGATAGGCTCCATGCGGTCGCGGTGGCGGCGCATGATCTCGGCGCGGGTCAGCGACCTTGGCTTTGGTGCGTCAGCCCCAGGGCCAAGCGAGAAGCGTCGCACGTATGGCCCGGTCGGGTTGGTCGTGATCCAGCCGCTGACGTGGATGAGGTTCATCTTGCGCATTTTGTTGATGACCCTGTACGCGTACCGCTTGCCACAGTAGCAGTGCTCAACAACCTCCTGGCCATTCGCGCCTGGATTCGCTTCTATGTAAGCGATTATTCGTTGGGCGATGGCTGATTGAGAAACGAATCTTCCAGAGCTGCGAATACGGCGGCCATTCCCGCCTGGTACCCCGCCCGCCACACCTCCAGGTGCGGCACCGCCATCTGCCTCCGGCTGGTATCTACTATCCATTCGTAAAATTCCTTGTCGCTGTTGTTTACTGGTTCGTTCATTTGAGTGACTCCTGTATCCGGCTACCAATCCACCGCACCACCGGCACCGCCCATGAGTTGCCCAGCGCCTTGTAGCGTGGGCCGTCAGGGGACTCTGACGCCTTGCGCCAAGGGACATTGGTGTACCCATCAGGAAAGCCCTGCAAACGCTCGCACTCCACCGGCGTCAGTCGGCGCACAGCCATGGACTGCATCACCGCCGTGCCGCCCTGCGAACAGGTCGGATTAAGCCCGCCGGCGGCATCCAACGTCTTGCTGGTGTCCTCATCCATCCGAATGTAGAAACCGCCTTCGGGCCGGTCGCGGCGCTTGTTGCCGCCATAGATGTTGAACGGCTGCGCCACCCCATGCACATCAGCCTTAGTCAGCGTATACATCACCCCCTCATCTGATGCCCCAACACCATGCGGGCCGCCGGCATCCCTGCCAATCAAGTTGCCTTGGATAGCAACTGGTTGGGCCACCACATCGGTTGACCTGATATCACCCACATCAAAGCAGTTCAGGGTATTGGAAACATCGTCCTCAACCCAAGTCTCATGGTCGGTTTCGCTCTGCGCCCGCCTAGACTTGCGGTAATGAACTATTGGAGCCTCATGCACGCAGGTCAGCGTAGGGGAGTAATTCTTTGCAATCTCAGCGCCGCCCTGCCCGTGGGCCATAGCGATTAACTTGCCTTCATGGGCATATTGGTCAGACACCCCCTTGGGGCCATCTGCGGCACAAAGTGACGATGTGATATCTGAGACATGGGCGACGATAGCCTCAGTCTCTACTCTTTCGTTTCCTGTACGACTGAATGGAGCGCCGCTTGTAACTGTGGGGGCAACTGCTTTCCCCGCCTCTCGGCTCGGCGCAATATCCCGGCGCACGCCTTGGAACTCAAAAAGAACCGCTGCGGGATCGAAGTCGTCTCTAGCACTTGCGACAACGAACACACGGCGGCGGCGTTGGGCCACTCCGAAATATTGGGCATCGAGGACGCGCCACGCGATTGCTCTTTGGGGGCCAAGCACACAACCTGCGTTTGTCCATCGCCCCCCTGCCGGGAGTAACGGTAGGCTTTCACCGGCAAGCCCTGCCAAAAAGCACCCGAAGGCGTTGTCTTTGGTGTTGAGGACTCCTGGGACGTTCTCCCAAAAGATGATGGCTGGCTGCTGTCCAGCGGGTCGTCGAACATCGTCAATTGCATCTGCTATCTCGCAAAAGGTTAAAGAAAGGTTGCCCCGATCATCGTCCAATGACTTGCGTAAACCAGCAACAGAAAAAGCCTGACACGGTGTGCCGCCACAGAACAGGTCGGGAGCCTCGACCTCGCCCGACCTGATGCGGTCAGGCAGGGCGGTCATATCGCCCAGGTTGGGCACATCGGGGTAGTGGTGCGCCAGCACCGCCGATGGGAACGGCTCGATCTCGGACAGCCAAGCCGCCTCCCAGCCCAGCGGGTGCCACGCAACGCTTGCGGCCTCGATGCCGCTGCATACAGAACCAAACCTCATTGCAACCACTCCATGGTGCCGTAAATTAACGGCGCGGCGATCAGGGCCGCAGCCGTCAGGTCAATCAACCAGCCGCGTAGTTTAGACCGGCGGCGGTATGGCTTGGGTAGCGGTGGGTAGTAAGTGTGTCGTCCCATGTCGGTGTCTCCTTGAGTTAGTTGGTGAAACCAATTATGCCCTATTGCAGTCAAACCCATCAAGCCCTACTAAAGTGTGGGGTTATTTGACGTAAATGCCTACAATTCTGTCCATGAACCCCCTAACAGACCTATCCCTGCGCGCCCGCTACCACGGGCTGAAGATGTCAGACGTGTGCGCTGAGGCTGGCATACAGCCCGCCCAGGCGTCGCGCTGGAAGCACAACAAGGTCAGGCCGCTATATGAGAGCGTGGGTCGCCTGGAGGAGGCTCTGGCGCGTTTAATAGAGCGCCAGGCGATGGAGGCTGCGCAAGCAGCTGACGCACCAGCAGACGCAGCAACGCCGACCGAGTTAACCCCAGTCGGCGTGCTTGAGCAGCAAATCGGCGCGCCTCAGCCTGACTGATGTACGCGCCGATCAGGACTCGGTTGCCTACCAATCGTCGTCCCCGGCCATGTCGCCAGCACCAGCCCCAGCAGCGGCGGGTGCCGCAGCCAAGCCAAAGTCACTAGCAGCACTGCTGCGCCCGCCACCGAGCTGCTCGCCCTTGCGCGCCAGCATGACGTGGTTCAGGCCAAAGGCTACGCCCTTGTTGCCTGCGGCGTCGTAGGCGTAGGCGTTCAATGACACGCGGCCATAGTCGCCCGACACAATCGCGTCCGAGTCGATCAGGTCACGGCCCTTGGCGTCCACCACCCCAGGCTTGCGGTCGGCGTTGGTCTTGACCGTCATGAAATAGTGCCCAGCGTACTCTGAGCCGAGCGACGAGCCGTCGGACTTGGTCTCGGTGTCACCATCGCGCAGAGGGTTGCGCACCTTGGCCGGTATCTTGTCGCCCCACTTGGCCTGCAGCGCCGACTTGCCAGCAGCCTTGATGGCGGCGACGGTTTCTTTGTCGGTCTTGGGGATCAGCACCTGGGTGCTGTACTCCTCTTTGCCGTTCATGGTGTTGACGCGGGGGCGCATCACGTTGGCATAAGAAAAGCGAACTTCACCTGTCACTACTTTAGTCGTCATAGTCGTTTACTCCTGTTTTGACGTTTTCAATGTGCCAGTATGTGTCACCGTGACTCAACTGGTGTCAGGACTGTAACACAACTTTTAAAGTTTTTAAATGCGTGATACAGTTGAGGCTCAACAACAACGAGGTAACGCTATGCAACGCTCAAAGACGTGGTTAACGATGGACGGCATGATAGGACTTGAGGTTGGACGCGACGACGTCTACCTGCACCTGGTGATCGACAACGGCTGGCCGTTCCCAAGCGCGCCAATCAAGGTGCCGCGCAAAGAGTGCCGACTGCTTGAGCATGGCGAGCAGCCGCAGGACATGAGCGACCTCGGCGAGGCGCCGTTTTGAAGCCCGCCGTCCAGCTCAAGCCGCACCAAGAGTACGCACGCGAATGGCTGCTGCAGAACCAGCGATGTATCCTGGCAGACCAGCCACGCGTTGGTAAGACGCTGCCCACAGCAAGCGCTGCGCTTGAGCATCTGCCCGCGCTGGTCGTCTGCCCAGCCATCGCCAAGACTGTGTGGGAGCGCGCGTTCAACGCGCTCGACAGCAGCGTGCCGGTGGCTGTTGTCACCGGGCGCAAGGCTGCGCAGGAGCTGCACCTCAAGGCGCAGACCAGGGCGGTCGTTGTCATCAACTACGACCTGCTCGCCGACGTGCAGGAGCACGCGTTCCAGGACTTTCAGACGCTGGTGCTGGACGAGAGCCACCGAATAAAGAACGAGAAGGCCAAGCGCACCAAAGCGGCCATGAAGGCCATGCGGCACATTGGCCGGGTGTACGCGCTGTCAGGCACGCCCATCCCAAACAGGCCGATCGAGCTGTGGCCGCTATTAAACGGTTTGGGAATCTATCGCGGCGGCTGGTACGACTTTGCCGCGCGCTACGCCAAGATGTGGAAGGCGCCATGGGGCATGGACGTCTCCGGCGCAAGTAACCTGCCCGAGCTGCGCGCCATGATGCGGCCCCACGTCCTGCGCCGCAAGAAGGATGACGTCTTTACAGACTACAACGAGCCGCAGGTCAGCCTCATCACATTCGACCTGCCGGTGGACAAGCGCGAGCAGGAGTTCGACGCCGACGCCTTGGTCGAGAACCCCAACGC